TTTTCATCTTAATTCCTCCAATGGTTGATTAGTTAATAAATAAAATATAAAGGCGGTGTCTCCGCCTTTAGACTAGACCTTTTGACAGTCTCTTATATTAACAGCCGCTGTGACTGCGCTGCCCTTACCAATAACTACTCTGTCACCCGATAATTCAATTACATTAAATATATCATTGTGTGTCCAACTTGCAAGTTTTATTCCAGAGTAGGATTTTGTTCCAGTGAATCTAATTCTTGAACCTTTTATGATTTTATTTTCTACAGGTTCTTGTTTTTTAGCTTTTTTATTGATAATTGCTTGAACTGCTTTATATCTATTGCCTAATTTAATTTTTCTTTCTTCTCCATCTCCAAATTCTCCTGCTAAAACTCTTTCTGCTAATTCTTCGTTACTAATTCCTTCAAATGAATCTACAGGTTTAGGTTCTGGTACTGGTGTAGGTTGTTCGTTTGGTCTTGTAAATGTTTTATATGCATAATTCACATCAAGGTTTCCTCTGTAACCATGAAAACGTCCTTCAGATGTAAATTGCCATAATGACAAATCAGTTACTGAATATGGATCTACGTCTAAACCTTTCTGTTTTCCACCAGATGTAGGCCATTTAGCCACCCATTTATCAAATCTAGCTAGTTTATCACCTGCTAACTGATTGTTAAACCAAGAAGCAGAAGCATATATACCAGCATAATAACCAGCATTTTCCACTATTTCACAAAATTTATAGCATATATTTTGTAAAACCATGTCTGATGGCATCCTGTTTTTCTTTTTATAGCCATCTGCATCTTCCATATCAAACCAGCATCCATACTCGGGATTATAAGGGGCAATAGCATTCAAAAAAGAATTAGCTTCTTTTTCTGCACCAGCTACGTCTAAGGCATATGAATACCAATAAAAACCATATGGTATATTCAAAGATTGGCAAAGTTTCACATTTCTTTCAAATTTTGAATCTATAGCGCCATTTGTACCAAACCCAACTCTAATTATAACAAAGTCAATTTGATCTTTTAGTGCTGATAAATCAATATTGCCTTGATGAGAAGATATATCTACACCACGTTTTATATTATTTATATTACTCATTTAATTCACCTCCTGTTCGTATTGTCTATTTTTTTCTGCATCACCTTGTTCTTCGTTTCTTTTTTTACTTCCCATGTTTAGACCCTCCTCCAAACATAGTTTTTATTTCATTACTAGTAGTGTCACCAATTTCATATATACCAATTGCTGTAGCTAATAACACAAATATATTAAATATACCTGATGTAATACCAGCGAAATCAAACTGATGAATATATATAATTCGTAAAACACCAACTATAATAGAAAACGCCAATGCAAGCCATTTTGTGTCTAATTTTTTTGGAAGATATTTTTTGAATATTTGTGTAAGCAAAGTAATAAGTAATGAACAACCTGTAATAGTCCCTAAAATTTCAATACTAACAAAATCATTCATAATTTTTTACCTCCTAAAATTATTTTCAAGTTTAATTTTAAAATTGACGTCTATTTAATGAGTCATGCGCACGCTCGTCAGGTGCCACTATATCGGCTTCTTTTAAGCTAAGTGATAAATTTAACCTACGAAGGGTATAAACGCCTGTATCGTCATTGTAAGCCTCTACAGTGTATGTGTATTTTTTATACTGAGGAAATAATTTAAATCCTTCCAAATCAGCTTCAGCATCTCTTGATATATACACAATGCTTCCAATTGGATATTTAATAGTTTTTTCTGACTTTTTTTCTATTTTTTCTGTTTTTTCTTCAACTTTTGGTTCGATTTCTTCAACTGGAGCCTCTACAGACACCTCATTTTCTTCTTTTACGTTATCAGTACTTGTAATTATTTCTTCTTTTTTAGTTGTTCTCTTTTTTGTAGCCATTTATTTCTCCTCCTCTTTTTAGTTTTTTTATTTCTCTACAAGATTTACATCTTTTTGGTGGAAGAAACCCTTTTTCTTCATAAAATCTCTGTTCATTTACTGAAAAAAGGAACTCTTCTCCGCAATCTAAACATTTTATTTTTATATCCTCCATTAGATATGGTCTCCTTTTTAATTATTTTTTACTAGAAAAGTTAAAGTTGAACTCTGGTTCATCTTTTTTCTTCTTTTTGTCTCCCAAAAGAATGTCTGGGTGGTCTTTTAACAATGTTTGTACTCTAGCATTTGTAGCTTCTAAGAAAATTTGATTTCTTTTATCGACGTAATCTTCAATTTCTTCGTCAGTTGATACGTCTTCTGCACGAAGTAATTGAAGTAATTTAGGGTCATATCCTTTTTCTGCTACTAAATTAGCGATTTTATCTCTACGACGGATAAGAGATAGCTCTTTTTCATACTCAGCTATCTTCAACTCTTGGTTGTCGATTTGTTTTTTATATCTCTCCTCCATGCTCATTTTAGCCATTTCTTCTGCTTCTTTTTTCTTAGCTTCAATCTCTTCTAAGATATTTTGTCTCATTTTTTCTTTTTCTGTGTTAATACTTGCTTGAAGTGCGCTTTCTCTCTTAGAATACTCTTGTTCTTTGTTTGTAAGGGCTTTGTTTATAGCCTTTTCTAATTTTTTGTCAAATTCAGCTTGTAGTTTAGGGTCTTGTAGTAACACGTCTAAGTTTTGAGTATCACTCTCTGTAGGTCTCCCTACTTGATTTGGTTGTTGATTTGCTTGTGTGTCTAAGTCTTGTGTGTCATTGTTCATGTTTTGGTTTTCCTCCATAATTTTTAATCCTCCTATTAATTTTTTATTTATATTATGGTACCGACGTGGCGTAGATGTCGGTACCTTAATACCGTATGTATATATTATTTATTATTTATTAGGTCTGCCTTCTCTTGATTGAATGTTTTTAATATTATTAGTTCTATCTGGAACTGGGTTTGGTTGAGCGGTTTTTGTCGCTATTTGGTTATTTGTTTGTGACGCGGTAGTAGAAGTTGTAGTTGTTTTATCTCCTACTTTGTCCACATCATTAGGAGACACGTACTGAGTGTCTGGTGTAACAGTTTCATAAGGTATTTCTGTTTCTTCAAGTTTATTTTTTCTCTCTGTAGCGTAGTCATAACCAAGATTTGATAATAAGGTTTTTTGTGATAGTATGCCGTTTAGTGCTAATTGTTGATTTATGTTTTCATCTGTCATGCTTGGTAAGTTTGTACCAATAGTTATAGTTATATCGTCAATATTATAGTATGTGTTAGATAACAAATTGATACGTGAAAAGAAGTTTGCCCATCTATGTTTTATTAGTACCGTGATACCCTGTCTAATGTCGTCTAGCATTAGCGCCATAGTATAAAATTTACGGTCTATTGCGCTTGCATTCATATCTCCTGAGTTAAATGCTGCGTCGCTAGTATTAGGTATACCGCTTATTTGGAAGATGGAATCGACATAATATTTCAAGTATTTCGTAGCGTCCTCTGCATGTATCTCTTTTAGTAACCAAGACACGTCTCCACCTTCTTGTACGAAAAATGTCTTAGAATTCTCTAAGTATTCGTCTTCGATTTGACGAGCTGGGTTTGTGATTTTATCTGGATTACTTGAGGAGATAGGCTTCTCTGGGTCAAACGCTGGATTAGGTATTGTTAGTGGGTTCTCAGGACGATAACCACTTATCTTCAACTTAGCGTCTTTATCGTTATACTGATACATATTATTCAAGTTATTCATAATATTCTCATATGATGTAACTAAAGAAATAATAGGGTCTATAATAGAGACCTGTGGATCTGGCTCAAACACTGAGAATGTAGGTATTGTATGAGTAGATGGCTTTTCTTCTTTCAAAGTAATAACCTTATGGTATTCATTTGTAGCATCCTCTGTTGTAGTTTTATCATAAATACTCGTGCCATAATAATTAGTATATGGATTACACTCTATACAATAATATAACTCATGCTCTTGATTATCTTCAGAATTACGAGAGGCAAGAGTATATTTTGTGATTAATGCTACTGCATTTTGTTGTGATATATCTGATATGTCAGTCGAAAACAACGCTACTGTATTTAGAGCAGATAAGGAATAATATGTGTAATTTGGATCAGATGATGATAAAGAAGAGTTTATACTATCTTGAAGTGTTGGAGCTAAATCTAACTGTCTTTCGTATGCACATCCAAACAAGACTGCGTCATGAAACAACTGCTTCAATTCTTTTGGGTCATCGTTCTTTGAGCTGAGAGTAGTTATTATAAATTTAAGTTGTGCAGCTGTATCTGGGTCTAAGGGAGATGTGTTTTGTGGATGTAATAGACGGTAAGCAGGTTCTTCTGATTGGTCTACAATTTCTGCATTATATACAATTTCTCCAGATAAGTAACCTGCTGCTAAATCTGTAATAAACTTTTCAAAAAATACTTGAACAGTTTGTCCTTCTGCTGTGCTTGTAGAAGTAACACCACGAAGATAACGTTCTTGAATCTCTTGACGCTTCGCTAGTACACTGTCGACTTCATCAAATAAGTCTTGAATTTTACCATTATTATACTCATCTTTTATGTTTTTGGTAATCTTTATCAAGAGTAATTACCTCCTTTTTTAATTTTATTTCTGTTCTCATTATATTATAAATAAATTTTTTATACAAGTGGAGTACAACTTTTATAAAAAGACAAGAGGTTTGTTGTCTTTTTTTCTAGATATATGTTTGGGGAGTCACCCCGCCAAAATCTCACCTCAAAAGAAATACTCAGGATGCAGTTATATCAAGGGTTTGCAGGTTTTAAATCAACTGAACAAGTTGTAAAAAAATGATGTTGTAAAAATTGTTTATAATGCTTATATATGATATAATGGTTATAATAAAAGAATATGAAAGAGGTGATAAAATGAGTAGTTTAAAAAATATCATACAATCATATAACGAATATCAAAGCAACGTGCAATTTATACCATATACAGAAATAAATACCAAAGATAACATGGAGAATATAAAAAAATATATAGAAAATAAAGAGATATAAAAATATATAAAAGGGGGTTTTAAAAATGAAAATGATTACAATTAATCCAAACAATGAAGTAACATGCACATATACAAATGAAAAATATATAATTGCTAAACTATTAGGGTTATTATTCAATAAAACAGTCGCAGGAAGTAGGCACATAAAACGCATACAATATAATTACAATTATTCAGACCGTCAAACGATAACATTCACATTTGACAATAACTACAAACAAAAATTTACAGATGTACCGACTTCAGGAAGTTTATTGAATGATTATGAAATCGAACAATTAATGGAAGGGGGTATATAAATATGAATAAAGACTATACATTCAAAGACGCCTTTATGATACTAAAAGCTATTGAAAAAACTTGTAAAGACATTTATGATAGCAAAAGCGAAATAATTGTAAAACAATTAGAAAACACAACAGAAAAACAATATAGAAGTGATTATGGACTTTTCAATCTAAAAACTAACGCAGAAAAAACAATAAAAGAATATACAGAAGAAGAAAAAGCGAAAGTTGAAAAATTGCAAGCACAAATTGAAAAATTACAAGCACAAATTGATATATTAGGCACAGAAAAAGTAATAAAAGAAAGTTATAACTCTTTAGTATATCACAAAAACGGAAATGCAGAAAAAGAAGCTAATGAGTTATTGAAAGACTTAATTGACACAATAGGAAATGCAACAATGAAAAAAGCAGCAAGCAAAAATGCCAATATAAAATAGTAAGGGGAGGGGCTATACCCCTACCCCAAAGAATAGGAGGGTATAAAATGGACGCCATTAAATTATTAGATAGCCTTGAAAAGGGTATGCCCCTAGTAGTAACAACAAACTGGCAAGGCTTAACAATGAGGAAAGTCAGTATATATGGAGGGACTGACGGAATAGGCAAATACACCTTCATAGACGACAGTGGAATATATCAATTAACAACAGGGTATATAAAAGAGCATTGTAAAATCAGCCAAGAGCTAGACCAAGACACAGACTTATATGAAGTAGTGAAATTATGTAATAAAATAATAAGGGAGGGAAGATAATATGTGGCAAATCAAAACATTCAAAACTCAACAAGCTATGGACAAATTTATATGTACGCACAAAATCGCATATGAACAAATATATATAAACAATATACCTTATGCGATAGAGTATAAACCATT